GACTAGATTCTAGTATAGTTTTAATAAAAGCTTTTTTCATATCTTTATTTTGCATTTACTACACTCTTTAATATTGCCTGACAGTTCCAATGTATAAACCTAAATGGTTCGTAACCCATATCTACTGCATATTGATGCGGTAAATAAGACGGAAAAAACATTGTTCTTCCTGGATGAACTTTATAATTAATTTGTGAACTTGCATATGTAATTTTTGTCTTATCTATTTCTGGTAAAAGATTCATTACATTACCAGGTCTTGGATCCTCAAATAATGGTATGGATGTTTTATCACTTGCTTTTAAAAAATAAAAACCAGATATGTGACCATTCCAATGTGTATGTAATGTATGATGTCCACCACCTTTTTTAGCAAACTCTTGCACCCACATTTCAGTAATAAATAACTGATAATTAGTCATATCAAAACCCATTTCAACTAATAAATTATGAGCTGTGGCTCCTACATAATCTTGTAATTTTTTAAATTTAGGATCTCCTATTAACGATGTTGAATGAAACACATGACCCATATCTCCTTTATTACCTAGTTTTTTGTTACGTTCATTTATAGATTTTTTTAAATTTTTTTTAGACTCTTCTATGTAAGAATCAGATGCTTTATTTAATTCATTAACAAATCCAGGCTCATCTCCAAACCATATAGGACATTTAAATAAGTCTTCTCTTGCTAATTGTTTTGGAAACATTAATTCTTTTTTTATTTTTTTATTTTTCATATTATTTATATGGCCACCCTAAATTCCAAATAACTAAACTATTTCTTTCACCTTTTTTAACTGGACATATTCTATGCCATACAAAACCAGGAAATACAACTAGAGATCCTTTTGGCAAAATTTCTGTACATTTTTTAATATTAGGTTTTTTATCAGGGTCCATATTTCTAAAATCAAACTCTAACTCACCGCCTTTATAATCTTTAGGGTTAGATAATGTAACTGTTACAGACAGTTTTCTAATTTTACCATGTGAATCAGTATTAGGTCTATTATAAGGTTGATCCCAACCATCACAATGCCAATCGTAAAATTGACCTTTAGTATATTTTGTAAACTGACAAGACTCACTAAAATCCCATTGAAAATTCCAGCCTGCATCTTTATTAGCTTGGTGAATGTATGGATGTATTTCTTTATAAATCCATCTGTCACTCATCCAAACAATATCAGAGTTTCTTTTCTTTTTTAAATTTTTAACTTGTTTTTCATTTAATTTTTTATGTCCATATCCACCAGTTACTGCCATTTGATCTTGTAGTTGTTTTCCATAACGAACAATATCATTACAGATACGTTCTGGAATTACTGATTGAAAGTAATAATAATAGTTTGTAAGATTCATGTTCTTTCTTTTACCACAATAACTATAATATACTTATTATCCACTTATTGTCAATGTACCGGAAGTTATAAACTTAGCAATTTTATCTCCACCTGGGTGTGTTGATAAAGTATTACAACCAGGAGTAACTGCAAACGTAGTGCTACTAGGAGATCTAACCACTACGATACCTGAACCACCAGCTCCACCACCAGTAGCAGGTGCATTACCTCCACCGCCACCACCACCAGTATTAGCAGTTCCAGCTCCAGCGTTAGCTCCTCCACCATCAACAGCACTTGAAGCAGAACCTCCACTTCCAGCTCCACCACCTCCACCGCCAGCGTAAGATGTATCAGGTCCTAAAATTGTATTTGGAGCACCTGCTCCACCATTTCCGGCGTTTCCACCAGAACCTGCATTACCAGCAGCTGTAGCTCCACCACCACCTGATCCTCCGTATGGAGATGAGTTATTAGGATTAGTTGCACCGGGGTTACCTTGTGGGGGATCTGTTGGAGGAGTGTTACCTGAGCCTGCTGTTCCAGTTGCACATGCACCTCCTACACCACCACCAGAACCACCATCTCCACCTGTAGTATTTCCTCTTCCTGCAAGTCCTCCACCTGTAGAAGTTATAGTTGAAAAAACGGAATCTGAACCTTTAGTTCCAGAGTGTGTTGGAGCACCTTGTGGTCCTGCGCTTCCGCCAGCTCCAATTGTAACTGTATAGCTTCCTGGAGCTAATTCTAAAGTTGAACCTTGTAATGGAGAAGGACCATAACCAGAAGCTCTATAACCACCAGCTCCGCCACCTCCACCAGAAACACCTGAAGGGTCAGAATTTCCTTCACCACCACCGCCTCCACCACCTCCGGCGATTACTAAATAATCTACACTAAATATACGTTTAGGCCATGTTACTGTTGATTCTCTTAATTTTGAATAATGTGTTTTTAAATTCCATACACCACTTGCTTTGTTTAATTCTCTTGTAATAACTATTCCTGAACCACCATTACCTGCTGAAGGTGCGGGAGGATTTCCTGAACCACCAGCTCCACCACCTGTATTTGCTGTAGCATTATTTCCACCTGTGCTACATGTTGTTCCAGCAGAACCTCCTCCAGGACCTGCAGCTCCTCCAGAAGTTCCTGGTCCACCAGCACCACCTCCACCTCCTCCAGCGTAAACACCGCAATTGGGTGCTCCTGGAAAATGTGGACTAGTATCTGTGCCAGCACCACCTGCTCCACCACTTTTTGCATTACTTGTTCCACCAGAGTTACCACCTACAGCACCAGAGCCACCTCCACCTCCAGATGCTTGACTACATCCTTGAATAATAGAACCTGTACCACCGTTATTACCTTCTGGTGGTGAAAAACCACCTGCATTACCACAACCCTTAACTGGACCTGGATTTCCATAAGCTCCACCACCAGATCCACCTGGTGTTCCTTGTGCTCCTCCACCAGTTGATAAAACTGTACCACATAAACCTCCAACACTTGAATTATTTCCAGATGCTTTTGCTGTTCCACCTGCACCAATTGTAATAGGTGCTGAGTTTGTAGATAAATCAATAGAATTTATAATTCTTAAACCACCTGCACCTCCACCTCCACCTTGGTCACTTCCACCAGATGCACCGCCAGCAACTATTAAAGTTTTAATACTTCTTGTAGCTGGTTGAAAAGTTTTTGTTCCAGATGATGTATGAACAGTTTGAGTATTTTTTCCAAAAGAAGTTATATTTCTTTTGCCAATTAATCCGCCGTTTTGTCTAGCCATTTGAGTCTCCTATCCGGATACCCAAGCTGATCCGTTCCAATCGTAAACTGTTGGATTTTCTGCGTTATCGTTTGATTTAGTTGCTTCCCAACCTTTATTGTTGTCAGCGTTATATTTAGTTTCATTCCATTTAATTTCATAAAACCATGAAGGTGTATCTTCGCCATCATCAACTACTGATGGATAAGTTATTGGTGCTTGCCAATCGTCACTTGAATCAAGTGACCATGAAGCATAAGGTTGAGGTGCTAAAAATTTATTTTTTGATGCGTTGTATACATGTCCTATACCTGCATATTTTTTTCTAAAATTATCATTGTAAGAAGTTTGTTTCCATGTGCCACCACCAAAAAAATTTACACACCACGTTTCACCATCAGCATGCATATCATTATCTCCTAATGTTCCACCATTAGCTGGTATATCATTTCCTACAACTACTACTCTTTTTACAACAAGATGTGTATCGGATGTAAAACCCGTTGGATCTGTTTTTGATTCTAATTCTGCAAAATGTGCCATATTATTTTCTCCTTAAAATTAATTTATATTTTACGCATGTCCAATTGTCAATGTCCCTGATGCTGTAAATTTAGCTATTTTATCACCACCTGGATGTGTTGATAATGTTCTTGCGCAACTAGGGCTTCCAGCTAAACTAAATCCACTAGGAACTCTAACAATTACAATTCCTGAACCACCTGCTCCACCATCGTTTGGACCTGATCCAGATCCTCCACCACCGCCACCTCCAGTATTGGCAGTTCCTGATACTCCTGCTGTTCCACCTGAAGACGGACTTGGTCCTGGATTACCTCCAGCACCTCCACCACCAGATCCTCCTGAACCATTTGGTCCTGGGCTTCTAAATCCTCCTCCACCGCCACCACCAGCATAAGTAGTAGAAGGTCCTAAAATTGCATTAGGTGCTCCTGCACCACCATTTCCTGATCCACATGAACTTGGATTAGCAGGTGTGCCTGATGCAGTAGCACCACCTCCACCACCAGCTCCATTAGGACTTGGTCCTCCACCATTACCTCCAGCATTACCTTGAGGTGGATCAACAGGAGGTGTATTTCCTAATCCTCCATTTGGTCCTGGAGAACCATTTGATCCTCCTCCACCAGAACCCCCTGGCATTGTTGGAAAAATACCTTGACAACCTGGACTAGCACCACCTGCACCACCTCCACCACCTGTAGATGTTATGGTTGAAAAAACTGAATTATTTCCTCTATTTGCACCTGTACACCCTCCTTGCGCAGAAGATGCTCCACCACCTCCAACTGTAATTGAATAACATCCTAAACTTAATTCTAATGCTGACCCTTGTAATGGGCTTGGACCATATCCTGATGCACGATAACCTCCTGCACCACCTCCACCAACAACTCCTGGACTTGATGCTCCTGCTCCACCACCAGCAACTACTAAATAATCTATTGATACATTTGTTGAAACCCAAGTGTTTTGACTTATGCTATCAAAGTGATCATGAAGATTCCAAACACCGGATGCTTTTCTTAATTCTTTTACGACAACTCTACCAGATCCACCATTACCACCACCTGATACAGTATTACTAACTCCACAATCTCCAGCTCCACCTCCACCACCACCACCAGTGTTAGTACATGCATTTGATCCTGAATTATTTGTTCCTGTTCCTCCAGCGCCACCACCGCCTGGACCTCCAGCTCCAGCGCCTTGACCAGAACTAGCTTCCCAGCCACCGCCACCACCTCCACCACCATGTAAAGTAGAATCAACTGGACTTGTAGTACCAGCACCGCCAGCACCACCAACACTATTTCCTGGAGAACATGCACCAACTGCTCCAACGCCACCACCACCTCCTCCACCTCTTGGTGATCCAGAGTTACCTCCAGCATTTGATTGAGGTGCACCTGATGGACCTGCTGCTCTTACATTAGGTGCTTGAGTAGAGTGAGTTGGTGCTCCAGTTGCTGTTAAACAAAAACCTGTTGAATTAGATCCTGCTGCTCCATAAGCACCTGGTCCAGTTCCTGGACTTGTTGGGTGAGTACCACCAGAACCCCCAGCGCCAACAACCATAGCGTATTGTTTAGAACCACATACAATGACTTCTTGACATATTAAACCACCAGCTCCACCTCCACCGCCACCATTAGAAACATTTCCTGCATTACCACCAGATCCTCCTGCTAAAATTTTAACACGAACAACTCTAGTGTTTGCTTGAATACAAACATTTCCATTTGACGTAAAAGTGGATACTTTATTTTCACCGTTTGATGTAATATTTACAGGTCCAATTATACCGCCATTTCTGCCCGCCATAATTTAACCCTCCTAAGCGTCGTCTAGTTCTTCATAAGATACAAAATAAGTTAGATCATTTGCAGCTGAAGCTGTAAAATATAACAAATCTGTTTCATCTAAATAAATAGGGTTCTCTAAGAAACTTAAGGTTGCATCTGCTGGTACCGATATTGTATTAGCAAGTTTGACATAGTTAGATCCATTGTCTACACTAACTTCAATTGTTATATCAGCAGCATTTGTACCATCCACGTTTGCCACGAGAATTGTATTTATTTTTGCAACTTTATCTGCAGGAACATCAACTGCTTCTGTTCTAGATGTGCCATCTAGTAAGGCGGTTGCGTTTTTAGCATTAATAGTTGCTACGTTTACTATATTTGGTGTTGCCATATTATCTCCTTTTTATCCGAATACGATTGCCATTGCAATAGCTTTTCCTACTGATGCAGCACTAGAGTTTGCATCAACATATGTTATTAATCTTGAAGCAGCAACTTTTCTATTAGTGCCTCCTGCTCCATTATCTACTATAAATAAATCTGCATCTACGATAGCTTCTCCTATATCTGTGCCACCATCTATATCTAATGCAGCTAAACTAATACCGCCTGCATCTGTAGTAAGTGCACCTGTAACAGTTACACCACTAGATGTTGTTTCAAATTTTTTACTGTTGTCATGATATAAGTCTACAGAACCATTGTTATTACAATCAATGTGTGTTTCATTCATTGCACCATTAGTTATATTAACATCATTACCAGCAAGAACTAAATTTCCAGAACTAGCTTCTCTAACAACAGTTTGACTACCATCATGATAAAGTTCAGCATCTCCATCATCTCCAAGACGTAATGCTCCGCTATCAGGTAATTTAATATCATGATTAAATATAGCTGTACCAGCATCACTACCATCAAGAGTAAGCATAGTGATATCAGAACTATTATCAGTACCTTTAAATATAATATCAGTGTCATTAGCAGCTGCATCAATAGTAATATTTCCAGAAGTAGTCGTTATATTAACTGCTGCATCACCAGCTGAAATATCATCAGCTGCTGAAGATATACCACTTTGAAAATATGTTTTAAATGTAGCGGCAGTTGTCAATCTCATTGTACCACCATCATTTGTAATAATTCCATCTGCATCTGCAACAGCAGTTGTTCCTGTTGAAGTATTACCATCTATTAAATTAATTTCTGTAGCAGTTGCTGTTACACCGTCTAATATATTTAACTCTGCTGCTGTTGATGTTACATTAGTTCCACCAATATCTAATGTTGTTACAGAAATTTCTCCTGCAACTGTAGCTATTCCATTAGCAAGTGTAATTAAATCTGTATCATCAGTATGACCGATTGTTGATCCATTAATTAAAACATCATCTATATCTAATGATCCACCGCTAATTAATCCTGTTGTTGTAATTGTAGAGGAACCGGTATCAATACTACCAAAACCTGAAGTAATTGATCCTGAGTCTAATGCTCCAACAGTTGTTGCAGCAGTTGTAACAAGATTAGGCATCGCTGTAATTTCATCATCAAAGTATGCAGCTAAATCTGTAACAGCGACTTGAACCATCGTGCCATTATCATTTAATACAACTCTATCAGCATCAACAACTGTTGTTGAAGTAGCTGAAGTGCCTCCATCAATTATATTTAATTCTGCTGCAGTTGAATCAACAGCTGCAAGTTTAGTAAAATCTGCTTGTACTAATCCTGATACTCCATCTAATAAATTTAATTCTGCTGCAGTTGATGTAACATTAGTCCCACCAATATCTAATGTTGTTACTGATATTTCTCCTGCAACTGTTACTATACCACTAGCGACCGTTAATAAATCTGTGTCACTTGTGTGTCCAATATTAGAACCATTAATAATTACATTATCAACTGTTAAAGTTGTAAGTGTACCAACCGATGTAAGATTTGGCATTGTTGTAATCTCATCATCAAAGTATGCCGCTAAATCTGTAACTGCAACTTGTACCATTGTACCATTATCATTTAGTACAACCCTATCTGCATCTGCAACTGTTGTGGATGTAGCTGATGTTCCACCATCAACTATATTTAATTCTGCCGCTGTTGCATCAAGTGCAGCAAGTTTTGTTAAATCTGCTTGTACTAATCCAGAAACTCCATCTAATAAATTTAGTTCTGCTGCAGTTGAAGTTATTGCTGTGCTTCCAAAAGTAAGACCACCTTCTGGCACAACAATACCACTACCAGATTGTGCAGTAAAAGTATTTGCTGTAAATTGAAAATCATCTGCACCAGCAATTTTAATATCTATTTGATCATCTGTATCTGCTGTAATACTTGTATCACCATCAGCATCTAAAATTAATTCTCTACCTTCCATGTCAGATGCACCACTAAACCCTGCATCAACAATATTAGTTCCATCTGAATAAACAAGTCTTGTAGTTTTTTCTGATACACCAAAAGTTATACCTGTTCCTGATGCTGTTTTAAATTGAACTGTATACGCACCAGATGTACCATTAGTTACAATATAAACTTTTTCTATAGAATCTGGCACAGTTACAATAGAGTTACCAGATATTGTGCCTGTTAATTTTATAACGGCATGACGTGCTACTGATGTAGATTCTGTTGTATCTCCATCTGTAATTGTTAACTGTGTTGTACCACCACTAGTTACTGCTTTTTCTACATAACCACCAATTGCTTTTTCTACAATTTGTAAGTTAGTATTAGTTTTTGTTCCCCATGTACCGGCATTCTCGCCGGTTGCCATTAGTTCTATACCAAGATCTGAAAATGTTGATGCCATAATTTAATCCTATTGAGGTATGTTCTGCATAGGTATTCTAACTGTACCATCTGCATAATCATCCCTTCTTCTTCTACCAATTTGTTCTGAAGCAAATGTTTGCACTGCTTCTTTATATTTTGCTTCGTAAAGTTGTAACATATCAGCGGGTCCTTTCAAAAAAGCATACGCTTCTGATAGACAACAATATAGCAGACCATTTGAAAAATTCATACTAATATAATTAGTATCATTATTTTCTAATAATGCCGGAACTGCGTTGTAATGAATTTTGTATGCAAATGTATCACTTGGTGTTGGTGACACAATTATAGATCCAGAGTTTGATGAGCTTTCTCCAGTTGCTCCTGTATCTAACATGGCATAATATTTAGGTGTTCCAGTAGATGTAGTTGCTGAAATGTATTCTTCTAAAAATGTTAAATCTTTTTTTTCTAAATAAGTATTAGCACCAGTATAAGTAGATCCAGTTGCAGTGTAAACCTGCACCGCTCTAATAAATACTGCTCCTGCTGGTACAGTCACAGTTCCTGTTCCTGCTGTAAAATTACCTGTAGATGTTTTTCTATCTGCATCAATTGGTA